AACTCCTTTGGTTGGCAACCTCTGTTAAATGATATAGAGAACGCCATCAAAGCTTATGAGCGTTTGACGCCGCCAGTTGCCGACACGAAAGTAATTAGTGTCGGTGATACGGATGGTATTGACTCCTCATCAAGTTATAGCGATATGGGTTACGGTGATTCGCAGAGTCATTTGAACATCGGTTCAATGATGTTCTATATGTACTTAGACTTTGCTAAGTCATCGTGCACTGTACGCTACAAAGGGAAAGTTTCTCTCACAACTGAAGCTACCAAGTGGGATAACCTCGCTTTATTCGGCTTTACGCCGAGTGAGTTTGTTCCCACTGCTTGGGAATTACTACCCTGGAGCTTCTTGATCGACTACTTCACCAATGTTGGTGATATTTTGAGTTCATCCGTTACCAGGACTGCACCGGTTAACTACGTGAATTGCACGGTCCGTAAAACTGCCAGACTGTACGGCAGGTTAGTTTCGGACCCGCGACGACCGGGTGGCTGGCCGTGGGACTGGATGTTGACGGAGAACTCGGGAAGTAGTGCGCAATGGGAAGTTCAACGGAAGTCAGTGCTACGAACGGCTGGAGGCGGGGTTTCATTGCCCTCAATCCAGTTCGAAAGTGGCTTGAACGTTGGTCAGATGTGTAATATTACTGCATTACTGACCAATTTTCTTGACGTCCATCCGCAAGACAAACCTAAGAGAAACTGGCATCGGTAGGTACTTTAAAACACCTACCTTGCTACGCTCTCATAAAGGAACATTATGTCTTTTGCTATTACGTCGCCCATTACGGGTGCAGCGCAGGCGGGGTTCACTTCTCCAACGTTTACCGTCGTATCTGATATGGCACCTACCCCGCAAGGGAAGCAGGTTGCCGTTTCAGCTCTCGGCGGAACGCAGGCTGGTGTAACTACCCACACCGTCTCTAGTCCTTTCACGCTCAACTTCGTTCGGCCCCCAGTGTATAAAACACTGGGTAAACCGAATCCGACGACGGGCTTGATTAAGGACGTGCCCAGGAACACGTATAAGTTCATTGGCCGGAAGGGAGTTCTACCCCTTGCCGGTCAGCCGTATGCCGTCGCGCAGGCTACCCTTGTTTTGGATATCCCAGCGGGCGCGGATACAGCTGATGCTGCCAATATACGTGGACTGCTAAGCGCGCTTTTCGGCGCAATCGCACAGCAGTCGGCTGGCGTGGGTGACACTATGGTTTCCGGTATCGTTTAATACGATACTGCATAGCTAACCCACGACCTGTTTTCCTGACGGAGATTAACATGCGTGATTACGCTGTGGACCTACCCGTTAAGCTTTGTTTTGATTTGACATCTGAAGGCTGGAGCGGGAGTTCAACCCCGTTCCCTGGTCAAACCCTTCATGACTTCTCAATGACGTGTCTATGGAACAGCCTCCTTAAGAAATTTCAGGATAAGCTAGAACCGGACGCTAATCAGAGAGCTCTGGACCTTTTTCTTCAGGTCAACGAGTCGTGTAGGCTATTCAGCTGGGATACCAGCCAACAGACCGAACTAGACGCTATCGCCATTGGAGAAGCACGTGGATTTATTCACGACTTTTTCTTCCCTGATTATAGTAAGGGCGCCTTTCAAGGCCCTCTGCTGTCGCAAGGGAAGATTTTCAGTGGTTTCGGCGTGGGTCCGGGTAGCAACATTGGAACCCGATCAAACGATTTTTATTCTAAGATCGGGACTAGTGTTATGACTGCGTCAAGTCAAGAGCTGCTTGATCTATTTAAGCACCTCACATCGTCTGAAACAATGTGGTCTCACGTTGAGTCTATGAGAGCACAGAATCGCGGATACGATGTGGTCAAGGCTAGTCGCCTCAGTTTTGTGCCTAAGACGCGGAAAATAAGCAGAACCATATGTACCGAGCCCCTTTGTAATATGTTTTTCCAAAAGGGGATAGGGATGGCTATTGAAGGGCGGTTGCGCGAGGTTAGTGGTATAGACCTCTCGTTTCAGCCTGACAAGAACCGTGCCCTCGCTCGGCTCGGGTCATCAACTGGTAGGTTTGGTACCATCGACCTATCCAGCGCTTCTGACTCGATGTCGCTCACGTTAGTACGTGAGTTCTTCCCAGCCACCGTTGTAAAATGGCTGGAGAGGGCTCGCACTCCTTTCACCGTCTTGCCAGACGGACGTGAAGTTGAATTGCATATGGTGTCTAGCATGGGAAATGCTTTTACGTTCCCATTGCAGACGCTCTTTTTCACTAGCTTAGTCTACGGTGT